GATTAATAATATTCATAATTTCTAACCAGAACTTTCTATATTTCTAAGAGTTTTCTCAGATTTTTCATCGTCTGGCTTCTCTGGACGGCCACCTTTTTCTCCACCAGAGGCTTCTCCTTTATCCTCATTATTACCAGTATTAGAAGTAGTCGCCTTATTACTACTACTAATAGTAGAGGACATTTGAGGAGGTGTAAATAAATCATTAAGATTCAAAATTTGATTCTCAAATATAGCAGTATTGATTACATCACTTTGACTATGACCTAAAGCTATTTGCGGCAAAAGTTTAGAGAAACCAATTTGAGTTTGCTCTTTGTACATTTTAGAAATGTCTTTATAATTATATACTGTGGTAGGTAACATGGACACCTTGTAATATAACTTTTTAGAATTTTTATTAAAAGGAGCCAAGAGCCTTTCAGCATAGTCCGCAAATTGATAAATTAAGTCCATCATAGTAGATTCATCATTTGCTATTGATTTATCTAATGCTGTTTGTCCATCTGTATTAAATTGTTTTTGACTTACGCCAGCCTCATTAAATAATGAACGCTCAACAATTTCCAAGTGGTCTACAGATGAAACACTGCTATTATCTGATAAGTCTGCAACTTCAACGTCTGCAAAGGTGGTAAGAACGTCTACTCCAATAGCATCACCAACCATTGCTACTACATTATTATGTAGTGCATTAGCTTCCGCAACATCGAATATCAAATCACCATTTTTATCTAATGGCATCTTTTGAATAATGATTCTTAGGAGTTGTTGCACCATCTTATCATGGTCTAGCTTCTTAGCATCTTCCAAGTCTAAAATTGCGGGAATAGCTGACATGAATAATGGCGCGTCATTACCATATAAGTTAAACCGCACAGTCTTAGCTGGATCAAGTAAAAACCAACCTGTGTCGTCTCCACTAAAGTCCCTAGGTAGATTACCTGACTTAAAAGAGACATATGCTTTTTGAATCTCTTTTGGGAATGTTTTTAAAACTCTAAGTTTATAAGCATTGTCCGCAAAAGCATCATCAAAAAACTTTAAATTAAACTCTACCGCAGAGTTACCATCAATTTCATATCTGCATCGACAATAATCTGCGGGAAGTTTCTGAGTGAAAGTAGCTGTTCCATGGTCTAACATATAGCCATAATAGCAACCTTCTTTTACAACATCTAAAGCATAACGGCCAAAAGACTGTTTAAGTTTAGAATTTTCTAAATACATACATGACTTAATCCATCCCTCTACAACTTTGTCATCTTTTATCTTAGAATCGTTCCGCACTGGCGTTATGAACCAGTCATAGCGGAATAAAGCAGCCATGTAACGACATAGACGTGAATAGATACCACTTTTATCAAAGAAGTGGTTAGATATGCGGCGCATTGCTTTTATGTCATGATTATCTATAGCCTTTTCTACAGTTTTTTTATCATAACGAAAACTTGAACCGCTTTTACGATAATTATCTACTAAAGTAGCTATTTCTCCATTAAGCGGAACCTTACCCACCTTTATCTTACTAAAGTCTAAAGATGGAGAATTTGCGCCACTTTGGAGACGGAAGTCTCTTTGTACTTTGTTTTTAACCTCGGCCAAAGTATACCTCCTTATTAATCGCCATCAATTAGTTTCATTATGTAATCGTAAGTGATTTTATTATCTTCAGTATAAGGTATAGTATAAAGCATTATGCCATGTTCTTGACAATATCTACGCTTGCACGCATCATTGTGTTGTTGGCGATATAATCCTCTAGCACCACCAAATTTTGACACTGCTTCATAATGTTGTCTACCATTATATTCAATGAGACAAATTAAATCACCTTCTTCTGAAAAGATGGCAAAATCGAAACGTAAATGTTTACCATTTTCCGCAATTAAATCATCAAAGATATATTCTTCTTCAAATGGTACATTTCCATAAGTAAGATACTCATGTATTTTGCGTTCTCCTTCGCTAGATAGCAATTTGCCACCTCCTTTTCTTATCGTTCGTTAATATATTAATTTTTAGAAGGGTATTTTTAGGGATGTTGGCCCAGAAATTTTAAAATTTTTTAAAAATTTTTTCTGTCCAAGAGGAAAAGAAATTATTGATGTCTAGTAAACATTAAAAATTCTGATAAATTGCGGGAGGCCCTTCCTCTTTTTCTATCCTCTTGTAACTTACAATAATATAGACCATATATGAGTGCGGAAAATTTGTCATGTTTAATTTTTCTACTTGCGGGCTTGAGAATAATATTTAAGCCCTCGGATTCTTCTACTAGGTTAAGCATCTCTTCCCGCAATACATCAGTTTTAACATATGGTTGTAAGTATTCTGCTCTTCTTTGCGCACTCATTTTTTGTCCTTGGGATTGATTCATTAATGTTGCTTTAGCTTCACTGCTGTCAATTAATAGCTTAACCTTACCATTGCGGAATTGAGCTTGACAATATGAATACATCTCACTGTTAAGAGGGGCATTAGCTTTCATTAAGTACATTGCTTTAGGAATAGTATTAGGTGTTTCATACTTCTTATATATTCTATCTGGGTCATTAATTACACCCCAGTTATATAATGTTTCTCCAGTTACAGGATCTTCTTGGTCAATAAGTAAGAAGTCTACTAGTCCTGTGCCAATGCCATTACAGTCAATGACCGCAGCTCTGCACGCATATTGATTAAAGATTTTCTTTAAGCATATTGCTTGTGTTCCAAAATGTTCAGAATCAAAGGAGAAGATATTTACTACTTCTTTGAAAGGTACGCCACTATTTGCAGGAGATACTTTAATGACCATGACTTCACTCGTGCAGCCGTGCCTTCCTACGTCTACCCCCAAGATATAATAAGTCTTACTATTATTGCGGCCATTAGGTTTCTTTTCCACTAACTTCAATGTTCTACGTTTATCTATAATTTCACTACTGAAGAAAGCAGATTCAATATTACCTGTCCAGTTAGATTCATACTCTCTGTCAAATGTAGCTTCATTAAATGTACCCTCGTCTTTAAGGTCAGCTACGAAACTCTTAGGAAGTAGACCTTCGATAACAGGTATACGCCAGTCACCACCAAAGATAAATGCTTCTTGCGGTTTAGCAACGCACATACATAATAGCTGAATTAATTTTTCATAAGCAAAGGTATTCTTATATCCCGCAGATGTTACATAGATTTGAGATTGATTTAAAGGCTCTTTGGGATCTACTTCACCTTTTACACGTCTAGAAACATTCATAGTAGGAATAACAATAGATTGTAGCTTCTCTTGGTCTAGAGTTGCAGCTTCTTCCATTAGTCCTGCTTGGAAACGTGAACCACGAGTAGCATCAGTCATAGCAATATTCTTAATAGTTGAACCATTATAAAAAGTATAGATTACAGAGTCTTTAGATTGTCTAGTTTTAGTACTTGATATATTACCTCTAGTATCCCAATTAATTTCATTAGCAATAGCAGGAACTAATTCACACCATTGTGTAATTTTACTAGATAAGATTTCTGCGGACTGTTGCTTACCTTCTGATACTGTGAAGAGCTGCGCACCAGGATATAATATTGCTTTTAACATTAAAGCTAAAACTGATAAGAATGATTTAGAATATGCACGGCAGAATACCGCATAAGCATACCTATGCCGCATGACTGCCCGTAAAAAGAACCTTTGATAGAAATAGAAGTGAAATTCATTATCAGGATTTAAGCTACAATAATAGTCTACGAGACGATCTGGATACATTCTCCAATAGGCAATAAGTTCTCTATATTTATCAAGGTGTTCCCGCAATAGCTCTTCAGTAATTTCTACGTCACATTCTTCTTTCTTTTTGCAAGTAAGTAAATCTTCTAATGCCATCTATTCATCATCTCCCGCAAACATACTGAAGAGTTCTTCAGCTTCGTTAGTAACACCAGACTCTAAATATCTAGCTTGTTCCTCTTGTTCTTTAAATTCTGCTACTTCTTCATCAGTAAGATAATCTTCTTCTTCATCTTCGCTAGAGAAAGTAAATTTATTAAGATTATCATCGCCTTCGCGTTCAGCTTCCAAACGTTTATCAAGTTTCTCTACATACGCTTCAATGATTGTACCTAAGCCTAAGTCCTTAGTTACTAGATTATAGTAATATTGTTTCATATCTTTAATAGTAAAATCTATTTTATCTTGCGGGTATTCATCTGGAGATGGCATCTGTTCAATGATTCCTCCCTCTTTTTCCGCAAATTTTACTAACTGTCCAATAGTAGAGATAGTGTCAGTCACTTGTTGTACATTTTGAGCCTCAGTAAATTTACATGATTTGCGGAGGGCGTCATATGCACCTTGTAAGTTTTTATAAGTATTGGCATCATTAAGATCTAGTGCCGCATCCATCTTTAACTCTAGCTTACATATTTGTTTTAGACTTGTTTCGCGGTCAACAGTAAGGTCATATTCTTGCATATATTTGCGGTAAGTATCCTCCATCCGCACCCATTCTGAAGGTTTATATCCTGTACCCCACTTCATAGCCAACATCTTTTGCTCTTCTGCGGTAAGTTCTGCTAGAATTTCATCTTCATTAATAGGAGAGGCTTGTGTGAAGGTGTAGTCTCTAGTTGAACCTTTGCCTCTTTGTAAAGGATTAAGAGTATCGAATTCTGCTTGAGTAATTTCACCTGCATCTAATTTCTTTTGTAATTCTAGAAATTCTGCTTGAGCTTCTTCATCTTGAACTACA